AACAATGCTTTGTATGTTTCCGCTACTAATTGACCGGTTAATGATGCCATTTTCTACCTGCTTATTTTAATGCAAGTTAAAAAATAAATAGCCTCATTTTATAAAACACGTATCCGATAATGATGACCGATTCAAAAAAGATGGTAATAATGGCCCACGCAGGAACTACATTTTTGATCACCTCTTTGTTCGAAATTCGAACATTATCCGATTTTGACAATTGGTATTTGGATTTGTACACAGATTCGATTGAATCAATGTCGATTTTGGCCTCAATTCTGCCACGTGTTGAACGCAATGTGATTGATCCCTGTGGTATTACAAATTTGGAATAAAAGTCCGTTAAAATGCCCAAAGAATCGCACGGATTTTCGATGATAATTGAATCACGAATGGCCCTTGTTTTATATATAACATCTGATGTGTGGATGGTATCATATTTAACAATCGTATTTTCTTTGATGATTGTTTTTGATGGTTTGCAACTTGCAAACAGGATAATTGCGATGATTAGGAATTTTTTCATTTTTATATTATTTAACATATAATGTTGGTTACATTTTACATTATGCCCACATTTTGGCAATAATGATGGATATATCCTACAAAATCACATATCCCTGTGCATCCACTTTTTTCGCATTCCACAATGCAAAATATTGCGATGGTGTTTTGCCAAATGCTTTTTGAAAATGTGGCGCATCCGGAAATCTTTTCCAATCACCACCCCATTCCCAACCGTACTTTTTAAACACGGCCACAACCTCCATCCAATCTGCTTTGCCATCCCCATCAAAATCCTTTTTCATATCCCACGAAACAGATTTGCCATCAATTAAAGCAATGTCAATTGCCAATCCGTAATTGTGTAAACTTAATCCCGGTTTTGCCTTTGAAACAATCGGGCCGGGCTTTGTTCTTCCCTGTGCATATATTGCCTCCTGTTCCTTAAATGTGCGCAATGTGTGCGTGAATCTGCAAAATGCTTTGCCTCTTAATGCGTTCACAATTTCATCATAAATAATTGCAACCTCAGCACGCAATTTTGGATGCACTAATTTGATGCGATCTAATGTGATTTGATCTTTCATTATTCGTTATCTTCTTTCTTTTTTACAGGTTTTCCATGCTTTAATTTGTGATTTTCTTCACGCAGGTTTTCGATTTCAACCGTTAATTCATCAACCTTTTTGCTTAATTGGTCAACCTTCGCTTCCAACTTTTCATTCATTTGGGTAACCATGTCAATCACACGTTGGGAATTTTCTAATTGTATTGTACTAATATCTGCATTCTCTTTTCGTTTGCCTACTATCCACGAAATGAATGCCGTAATTGATGATGATACAATGCCAATGATGGCTTCCCTTGTTTCCATTTTAAATTGTTTGTTGGATTTTATTACTTATTTCAACTATGCCACGAAAATACGTGTGATCACGTTCATCATCCACAATATACGTTGATGACTCCTTTACGCAGGTAAACACATTGAATCCATCCGCAGATAAATCAAAGTAACCATTTGAACGTGTTCTGATTAATTCTAAAATTCTATTGATTGCCTGATTGGCTGTTAATTCACCACCGGAATCCGATGCAAAACGTGTCACCACCTCAATGCGTGTGATTGTTTCTGTGATGTACGATGATTGATTGAAATCTGTTTCATCAGATGAAACGGAATAAACTAAAATGTACGGAAATGATGCCGTTGATGGAACCCGGTTGTAAACACCAAATGTCACACCGCCAATCACCACGTTATTTGTCAAACGTGTGATGATCGCTTTGCGAATGAATTGAATCGGTTCTAACATTATTTCGTTAATTGTTTAATTTTTGTTTCTAATCTATCTGTCAAATTCCCTAATTCTTTACGCAAATTTGTAAAGAAAAAAGGCCGTGCCGGCAAATTTACTTTCTTGATCCCTTTGCCTTTAAATTGGGCCGCATATGATGCCGGGAATCCTAATTTTGTCAAATGTTGCAAATCTACCAATCGACCTGTGCCAAATTCCACAAATGGCGCATATGGCGCACGTGAAAAAATCACAACGGTGTTTTCATTTTGCCTTTCGAATCCGGTTTGATTTCTCAAATTACCGGTATCATGTCGGGCATCACTTTTCATCGCACCAACGGCAAACATTGCAGTTTTAACCAATTCATTAGACAATTCCTGTTTGGACAATTTGCCTAATTGGTTGATTTTGTTTTGCAAATCCGCCAATTGCTTTTCATCAACACCGCTTTTTTTTGCCATTATCCCTCAATTTTGGTGGCTGTCATTTTAACCCAAAAATTTTCGAACGTTTGAAAATTGGAATTAATACGATATAATGCCGGGAATCCTTCTACCTGCAAAACATCTTCATTGCCAATCAAATCGGCTGTTTCTTTTCTAATTGTGATTTCGATTTCTGTGGACAATAAACGGATGCCCATTCTTTCATCAATATCACCCTTTGTTTCCTGTACACGACACCATACCGTGTCAATGGTTACATATCCACCATTGGTTGTTCCACCGTATCCATCAGATGTTTTTGACATCCTTTTAATCAGAATACGTTGTTTTAAAATTGATGCCGTGTTGGTTGTTGCCATTATATAAATACTGATTTTATCCCATCCAATAATTTTGCTGATGAACTCGGAACCTCATTCACGGTCATCCCTGTCATGAAATCTGTGCGATTATCATAATATGTGGAAACCATCATCAACAATGCCTGTTTCAATAGGCCATCACTCATTCCCTCCGTTGTGAAATCAATTTTTATGTTGGTTCCTAATGGCTCAATTTCCACCATCGGATCACCTAATCCGTAAACGGTAAATGAAACGGCAATGCCTTTCACGGTTACATCATCAACGGATGCCACCGGCCCAAATGGAACATCAATAAACCCGGTATCTGAATAATCCAAATAATACGTGCGTTCCTTTGCGATAATGTCACGGCTCATGTAATTTTCCGCCGCTGTGTGTGCTGCCTCGATCATCAAATCAATCAACAAATCATCCGCTGTTGTATCAATCCTGATGTAATTCTTTGCATCCGCACGTGAAATGATTGGAACACCAATCACATCATTAATCTTGATCTGCCGCATCCTTTTTTGCTTTGTTTCCCTTTGTCTTGTAAACTATTTTTTCCTCTTTTGTTTCAACCTCTACGGCCTCCACAATTGGTGCAATAACTTCGGGCTGATCATCAACCTTTGTGCCAAAATTATTTGCCAAATAATGTCTTTCAACATCAGCCGAAACCGTTACGATTTCACCGGCCCTGTGGTATCCTGTTTTATTATCGAATACCGTTTTTCTCATTAAAACTTTGCCCATTATTGTGCTATTTTTTGAACAAATATAAAAAGAAAAGCCACCCAATATTTAGGTGGCTTTCTTTTAATTTGGAATTGTATTAAAATTAAACTCCGATTGCAGCGATGTCAGTTGCAAATGTACCCTTAACGATTGCTAATGGTGCGTAGTTAGTTAATGCAATTCTTTCTACTAAACGAACGGTTACGAAACCATCACGAACGTTTGTTCCATCCTCACGGAAAAACTCCAATGAAAGATTCTCACGCACCCACATTTGTGTTCCTAAACCGAAATTACCAACAAGGTATGTTCCTGCTGTGATTGCTGTATTAACTACAACCGGCACACCTAAGAATTGTGGCTGTAATCCCATGTATACCTGATCCTTCAAATACTCATTTGTTGTTGACTTTAACAATAAGATTTTGTGGAAATCTGTTGGGTTTACCATGATGTAATCAGGACGATAGTTAGCCAATGCTAATTGGTTGATTGCTACCGTTAAAACGTCAAATTGGTTTGCCGCTGTGATTGAATCTGCAAATCCGCCTGCTGCGAATGCTGTTGATCCTGATGTCACGATACCTGAAATGTTTGGTGCTGTACCGTTACCATAAAGCAATTGTGCATCTTCAACCGTTAACAATTTCTCAGGAGCACGTGCTGCCAAATATGATGTTAATTGTGGCGTGTCTGCTAACATTTCCTCAGAAATACGGAAATAAGTACCGATTTTCTGAACGTTTGCATCGTATGCTGTCAAATCGAAATCTGACTCACCTAATGTTGAACCTTGTGCCTTTGTTGATGCACCGTTGTCATATGCTGACTCACGTACATAACGAACAACCTCAGAATTGGTTGAACCTTGTGCCAATAATTGACGAACGTGTACAGGGTTTGTTGGATCGTACTTGATACCCGGAACGTATTGTGCCGGAATAACTTCGCCTGTAAAGTTAGCCGCAACGGTCATGTCTGCCGCCTTGATCTCAAATTTAGCTGAACGGCTGTTGCCATTTACTAAACCATCTAAACCACCTTTTGTGATACCATCGATCAAAGATTGTTTGAATGATTGTGCGTTTGCCCCTGTTGCTGTTTTCTTTGCTGCAACTTCTGCTGCATCAATACGACCGTGAACCTCAGCAAATTTTGCCTCTAAATTCTTGATCTCGGATTTTAATAATTCATCCGCTTTGCCTGTTGCTGATGCAACTGCCTGTCCTTCTGCTTTTGCGATTCTCGCATCAATTGCCGAATTTAATTCGTTCAATTGGTTTTTGATTTCTTCTGTCATCTTATTTTGACTTTATTTGATTGTTTAAATATGAAAATATTTCGGAAATATCCACCTGTTTAACTTCCGGCACGGTGACAATTTCTGCCGGCCGTGTGGTAACATCAATAAACAATGATTTCAATTTCATCAACTCACCTTCAATTGCGTACCCTAATTCATCGGATACGTTTTCTTTCTTGATCATTTTGGCTAAAATGTCGAAACGTTTTGCCAATAAATCCTGATCAATTTCACCCTTTGCATC